TGGAACTGCCCCAACAGTTACAAGTACAAACGGTAAAAAGGATTTTTATGGATTCATTTCACTCAATCAAGGTACAAATTGGTATGGTTTTATTGGTTCACAAAACTTCTAAGGTTATACTATGATTAAAGATATTTTAACAAATGCTAGAAAAACACCACCTGTTCCACCAACAACATTTACTGAAATGTGGGGTATGGGTAGTTTTCAGTTTGGACAATTAGATAATAGTTTATCACAATATAATTTTTTACAAGTTGGAACTGCAACTACATGGGTATCTGGTTCTGCTGGTTCTCAACATGGTTTTGCAATACAATCAAACGGAACTCTATGGTCATGGGGTGGTAATGCTTTTGGTCAACTCGGTGATGTGGTTAATAGATCTTCACCGGTACAAGTTGGAACATTAAACACCTGGTATAATGTATCATCACGAGACTACCATACGATTGCAACGAGAACTAACGGTACACTTTGGTCATGGGGTCAAAATGTCAGTGGTCAATTAGGATTAAATGATTTTACACTCCGTTCAAGTCCAGTTCAAGTTGGAACATTGAATACTTGGACCGGTGATATTAGCACAGGTGTAGGTGTCTCGATGATGATAAGGAGTGATGGTACTTTATGGGGTATGGGTGATCATAGATACGGTATGTTGGGGTGGGGTTCTTCCTCAATAGAACTTTTGCCAATAGATGGTGGTACAACTTGGGTTTCTGCTTCAACTGGAACATCACATACTATTGCATTAAAAAATGATGGAACTATGTGGTCATGGGGACAAAATAACTTAGGTCAAATTGGACAAGGACCAATAGGAAGTGCAAATAATAAATACTCACCTGTTCAAATAGGACTTTTGAATACTTGGTCAAAGGTATCGGCTGGATCAAACCATAATATGGCAATAAAAACAGACGGTACTATGTGGGGTTGGGGACAGGCGAGTAGTGGTAAATTGGGTGATAATACTACTTCAAACAAATCATCGCCCGTACAAATTGGAACGAGAACTTGGAATAATGTTTATTCTGGTAATGAACATACGATTGCTATTAGAACAGACGGAACACTCTGGGCTTGGGGTTCAAATAATAATGGCCAATTAGGTGATAATACTGGCGTTAATAAATCTTCGCCTGTTCAAATTGGAACTCTTAATAATTGGTCAAGTGCATCCACAACAAAAAACGATTTTAGTTATTCTAATACTGCTGCAATCAAAACAGATGGAACACTTTGGATTTGGGGTCAAAATAATTATGGGAATTTAGGAAATAATACCTCTGGTTTTGCATACCGATCATCACCTGTTCAACTTGGTACTGAAACAAATTGGGCATCTGTTTCTGTTAATACCCATGTACTCGGATTAAAGACGGATGGAACTATTTGGTCATGGGGTAATAATGATGCAGGTCAGTTAGGAATTGGGAATATTGCATTTGTAAATTCTCATAGATCATCACCAGTTCAAATTGGAACACTTAATACTTGGTCAAAAATATTTGCCGGTTTAAGATCATCTTTGGCAATAAAAACAGATGGTACTCTATGGGCATGGGGATATAATATAAACGCACAACTCGGTGATGGTACATTTATCAGTCGTTCAAGTCCAGTTCAAATTGGAACACTTAATAATTGGCTTACTGCCGATATAAATTCCAATGCAATGTTTGCAACAAATTCTCCAGGTGGTTTATACTCGGTAGGTATTCATTTATTCTTAGGAAGACCGAATCTTTTATCATCACCTGTTCAAATTGGTACACTAACTAATTGGTCAAGGGTATCAGTTGGAACATCACACACAATGGCTGTTCAAACTAATGGTACTCTATGGGCATGGGGTGCAAATCCAAACGGTGCTAGAGGAGACAATACATTAGATTCTGCTAATGCTGTTGCTCCGTTATATTCGCCAGTTCAAATTGGAACTCTCAATAATTGGTCAAGAATAACTGCTGCCAGTGCAAATACACATGCAATAAAAACAGACGGTACTCTATGGGGTTGGGGTAGAGGTAGTTCTGGTGAAGTGGGAGATAATACAACTGTTAATAGATCTTCACCCGTTCAAATTGGAACTCGTAATGATTGGTCAAATGTTCAATCAGCAGCTGTTGGATTCAATGCGGTACTTGCAATAAGAACCGATAATACCCTATGGGGATGGGGAGTTAATAACTCACAAGGTCAGTTAGGAGATGGTACTCTAATAAGTAAGTCATCACCGATACAACTTAGATCTGATTTATCATGGAGAAATATTTTTGTAGGAGAAGGTACTACATTCGCAATAGATACAACTGGTAAATTATATTCATCTGGAAATACTAGTCAATTTAATACTGGTTATAGTTTTAATGCAATATCTCCAGTACAAATTGGAACACTTTCCAGTTGGAAATCGGTTTCTGCTGGTGGATCCCATACGATTGCAATAAGTCAAAGTGGTAGTCTTTGGGCATTCGGTTTTAATACACAAGGTCAGTTAGGAGACGGCACAGTTGTTACTAAAAATTCACCTGTTCAAATTGGGACACTTACAACATGGGTATCTGCATCATGTGGTGCTTCACATACTATTGCACTGAAATCGGATGGTACTATGTGGTCATGGGGAAATAATAATCTTGCTTCACTAGGTGATGGGACTGGCATTAACAAATCTTCACCAGTTCAAATTGGAACACTTAATACTTGGACAAAAATTTCAGCTGGATATGCTCATGTACTTGCTTTGAAAAATGATGGTACTCTATGGTCATGGGGATATAATGGAACAGGTGAACTTGGTCAAAATATAACATCACCTTTTACTCGGAACTCTCCAGTTCAAGTAGGTGGTAATACAAACTGGAGTAAAATTAGTGCAGGTGCAGATGTTTCGTATGCAATAACAACAACTGGAACTCTATGGGGTTGGGGTGATAATAGTCAAGGAGGTGTTGGTGACAATACTAGTGTTACTAGATCTTCTCCTGTTCAAATTGGAACAAGGAGCGATTGGACTGATATTTCTCAAGGTACTCCGAGTGCATTTACAATAGGTTTTGCTACTAGGTCAGACGGCACATTATGGGCATGGGGATATGCACTCAATCATCAACTTGGTATATTTCATCCTGCTTCAGAAATTGCCAGAGTAATGACACAGAGAAAGTTCACTAACCTATCAGCCGGTGGTTCACATTCAATGGCAGTTTCAGACAATGGGACTCTATGGGGTTGGGGTCAAAACTCTGATGGACAACTCGGTATAGGTAATACTACATCAACAACATCATCACCAGTTCAAATTGGAACTCTAAATAATTGGTCAAAAGTATTTGCTGCATTTCGTTATACCATGTCAATAAAAACAAATGGTACTCTATGGTCATGGGGATTCAATACTTTTGGACAACTTGGTGATGGTACTGCTACCGCAAAATCTTCACCTGTTCAAATAGGAACACTTGTTAATTGGTCTACACTTGCTGTTGGTAATAATCATGCATTAGCACTTAAAACAGATGGAACTATTTGGTCATGGGGATTCAATGGAAACGGAGAACTTGGTCAGAATATTGCAACCTCAATAAATCGTTCATCTCCTGTTCAAATTGGAACTCGTAATGATTGGACATGGATTGGTGCTGGATCAAATCATTCTATGGCAGTAAGGTCAGATGGTACATTATGGACATGGGGTGCTTCTGTTAGAGGTGAAGGTGGACGAAATACTACAACCGGAGTTAGTTCACCTGTGCAAATTGGTACTTTAACTAATTGGTCAAAGGTTCAAGGTGGTGGTTATTTTACACTTGCAGTCAAAACAGACGGTACACTTTGGGGTTGGGGAAATAATAATTATGGACAACTGGCACAAAATAACTCTACCACAAACAGGTCATCGCCGGTTCAAATTGGTACACTAACTAATTGGTCAGATGTATTTCCAGGCGAAGATGGTGGATCGGTTGTTTTCGGATCTGCATTGGCAAGAAAAACCGATGGTACATTATGGTCATGGGGATTGAATTCTAACGGTCAAAATGGCCAAGGTGAAATTACAATAAATGCTAGATCATCACCAGTTCAAATTGGAACAAGAACCGATTTTGCATCCGGATCTCTTGGAGAAAATCACGGTATTGCATTACTAAACGATGGAACACTTGCATCTTGGGGTATAAATTCTGCTGCTGTACTTGGTCAAGTTCTAACATTCAATACAGCTAGATCTTCACCAACACAAGTTGGAGATTTTAACACAAGTTGGGGTGATACAACCATATCAGTTGGATCACAATATACTGTTGCGAGAAAATCGAATGGTACTATATGGAGTTGGGGTTTGAATACAAATGGACAACTTGGACATAATGATTCAATCAATCGATCATCGCCTGTTCAAATTGGAACTTTAAGTAATTGGAAGTTTCCATCAACTGGTGTTTCTCATACAATACTGGTTAAAGAATATACCCAATAAAATAATTTGGTTATTTGGTATAAAAAGTGTATATTTGTAATTAACATATTAAAAATAAAAGGTTTTGTTTATGGATAAAAATAAAATGCATCCACTTGATGTTGCATTAGAAGCATCTATCGGTGGTAATCCAAATTTGAGTGAAGAAATTTTAAGAAATGAACCACAAACAGACTACCGTGTTCTGTTTAATTTAGGTTGGCATGAAATGCGTCACGGTAACATGATGAAAGCATTTGAACACTTCAATTATGGTAGATTTATCAATGTGTTCGGTCTTCCAGCATTACCAGGAAAGATATGGAAAAATGAACCACTTGTGGGCAAAACACTTCTTTTCAGATGTGAAGGAGGTTATGGGGACCAAATTCTTAATTTTCGTTTCGCTAAGAAATTTGAGGAGATGGGTGCAAGAGTTTTAGTCTCATGTGCACCCGAATTAAAAGAAATATTCTCCCGTCACGGTTTCATTTGTGTTGATAATGAAGTAATTATGTGTGCACACTATGACTATTGGGTTCCAGCTATGTCTGCTCCTTATGTTTTGGGTGTTGAATTAAACGATTTAGATGGAAAACCTTATATGTTTCCAAAAGAAAAGAGAAATTTGTTTTCTAAGAAGGGTACATTGAAGGTTGGTATTCGTTGGAGTGGTTCACCAGACTTTGAAGACGAACAACACCGAAGATTCCCACCAGAATTGATGATTGGTCTTCACGATATTCCAAATACAACATTTTATTCTTTACAAAGAGACGAAAATCTCGTAGATGGTCTTCCATTTGGTGATATGCGTGAACAAATGAAGACTTGGGAAGATACTGCCTCTATTATTGCAGGTTGTGATGTAGTAATAACATCTTGTACATCGGTTGCACACCTTTCTGCTGCTATGGGAATACCAACTTGGATAGTTACACCAATCATGCCTTATTATACTTGGGTTGTTCCAGGTGATAAATCACATTGGTATGATTCAGTAAGACTATTTAGACAAGAAAAATATGGAGAATGGGAAGCACCTTTCCAAAAAATTCGTGAAGAACTTACTAAATTGGCAGAAGGATATGGAAAATGATTCAACATTATTACTTCTCTATTCCAGGATGGTTTGTACAAGAAAATCTATTCACTCAAATGGTTTTATCTTGTAATGACACAGATGAATACCATTTCTTAGAGGTTGGTAGTTGGAAAGGAAAATCATCAACCTACATGGGTGTTGAAATAATCAACAGCGGTAAGAAAATTAAATTTGATTGTGTAGATACATGGTTAGGTTCACCGGAACACTTGGATAAAAACAATGATTCATACGAACCACTACTCGAAATACCAAATGGTTTATACAATGAGTTCATACAAAACACATACCCAATTAAATCTGTAATAAATCCAATAAGAATGACTTCGGTTGAAGCATCTAAACTATATGAAGATGGAAGTTTAGATTTTATTTTCATAGACGGTGCACATGATTACAAAAGTGTTAAAGAAGATGTAGAACATTGGTTTCCAAAATTAAAAGTTGGTGGATATATTTCCGGTGATGATTATGCCTGGCCATCTGTTAGTAATGCCGTTGATGAATACTTTGGTAAAAGAAATGTAACCACTATAAAGGCACCTGCATATAAATACGCAGAACAAACTTGGGTAGTCCAAAAAAAAGAGGAATTATTATGAATATAGATATTATACTACGAACACACGACTTGATAGATATTCACCCAGCAAGAGAACCGAGATATTGTGGTGTTGATAAAACTACTCTTATTCGTAAATGTGTTACTTCACTCGTAAATACTGCTGATAATTACGAAGGTGGTAATATAAAATTTATTTGGTTAGATGACCATTCTTCACAGACTACGATTGATTATATCCATGATATTTTCAAAAAATCAAAACATCCATACGAATTTGTACCATTAGAAGAAAGTGGATGGAATTATTCTGGATATATGCAATTTGAAAAAGGAAGATCATCAACTGCAGATTTAGTTTATTTTGTAGAGGATGATTATTTACATTATCCAACTACCATCGATGAAATGGTTGATTCCTATGTAACATTCAAAAGAAATCTTGGAGTTGAGGTAGGCATTCATCCATTTGATGATCCAGACAACTATAAACCAGAATACATAGACGAATGTAGAATTGTTCTTGGTAAGAATAGAAGATTTAGAACAAACAAATATTCCACATTTGTTTTTCTTTGTTCTCCAGAACTAATAAGAAAACATTGGAGTAGATTTTATATGCTTTCAACCGAATATATGACAGATTGGGGTGAAAGAAATATGGTTCACGAAGGAACAACTATAAATCATATTTGGCGATGGGAAGCAAAATTATTTACACCTATTCCTTCGCTTGCACTTCACATGGGATTTAATGAACAAAAAGATGCCTTTTTAGATTGGAAAGAATTGTGGAACTCAATAGAGATAGAATTATGAAAATATCATACCATACTTTACATTGGGATAATGTAGATACTCGAATTTTAAACTCACATAAAAAAGTTTTCAATCATTTCGGAATTGATATCCAGTATACGAACATGAATGTTAATCAAGGTGTTTGGATGACCGGTGTTTGCCGTAATACTATATCAGATGTTTATGTATTTTTTGAAGTGGATTGTGTTCCACTTAACAAAAAAGTTGTTGATGATTGTATAAAGTATGTAGTTGATAATAATACATTTATTGGTTCTGCACAAGTTTCAAATCACATTCATCCGAAAACTCATGTCTATGCTGCTCCATGTTTTTTAATACTAACTCGTTCTTGTTATGAGGAGTTAGGAATGCCATCATTATATCCATCGGAAAGAGGAGATACTGCCGAGGAATTAAGTTATGCCGCTGAATATTATGGAAAGAGATACCGTTGTCTTTATCCTACAAAATTCGATGGTGTTCCAAAGAATGATGGTGTATGGCGATTATCTAATTATGGTTATTACGGAATTGGAACACTTTATGAAAATAAAATTTATCATTTGTTTGAAAGTAGATGGAATGACCATATTGATTTGTTCGAGAAAAGATGTAATCAAATAATCGATGGTAATTTTGATACAAATGGTATGTATAATTCGTTGGAAGAATTTTATGGAAAGAAAGTTCCTTAATAATGATATTTATACTTGAACTATTTTATTTAATATTGGATTATCCAAATGAAATATGCTTATGTTGAAAGCGGTATAGTTAAAGAAGCTAACCGTCCTTTACCTAATGTTTGGAATAATATTTCAAATTTTGATAAATTTGATATTCAAACTTTAATATCGTTTGGTTGGTATCCGTATGAATATAGATATACTACAACCAGACCAGAAAAATGGGCATCCAACGGTAGTGAATTTGAAATTACTTCTGATTTGGTTATAGAACATGAACTTGTTCGTGAAAAAACAGTTGATGAAATACAAGCAGAGACTATAAATGAATGGGGTAATGTTAGATCAAGAAGAAATATTGAATTGAAAGAATCGGATTGGACACAATTAGAAGATGCTCCATTTACTGCTCAACAAAAAGAATCATGGAAAATATATCGTCAGGCATTAAGAGACATAACAAATTATGAAAATCCTTGGATAATAGTGTGGCCAGAAAAACCTGGTAGTATTGAACCGTTAATTCAAGCACCAGAAACATCACCTTTTGGTCCGCCACCATTGGAAGAAACAAATGAATAATCCTGTTCTAAAACTTATCCGTGAAATGAACCTTGCCATATTCAATGAGAATGAGTTGGTAGATAAAGATGTTGTTGTTTTATATCCTGGTAAATTTCAACCAATGGCAATTTATCATCGTGAAGAATATGATAGAATTTGCCGTAAATTCGATAAAGATAATGTTATTGTTGTAACTGATGAAACAATGGATTCAATAGAAAAACCTTTATCGTATGATGAAAAATATTCAATAATGAAAAGACATAATGTTAAACATATTATGAAATCAAATATGCCATTTCATGCAAATGAAATTTTGGAACAGTTTGATAGTTCAAATACTATTGTAATATATGCGGTAGATAAAGATGATGTTTCTAAATTGAAAGATTACAAGAGACTAATGAGATGGAATGGAACAAGTAAACTTCCGTATAAAGATATTCAAAATCCTTATGTATACTATATCATCACAAATCATGTTAGATATGATATACCGTCATTTGGCGAAATGAATCCAAAATCAATAAGAAAGGCGTTGGAAGATAGAAGTGCAAAATTAACCGAACTGAAAAGTAGATTCATTTCTATATTCGGTTGGTTTGATGCAGATATATTCAATTCAGTTATTGCCAAATTCAATACTCGCCGTGGTAAAATGATAGAAGTAGAAAAGAAAAAAGAAGGCGAGTTAAGACCACTTCACATGATTACACGAAAATTTTGGGATAAAGTTTACAACGAAATAATAAAATAATAAAAGGTTATGTTATGGAAATTAAAATTGATAGTTTGCAGGATGTAAAAAAACTTCTTGCAGGTGAACACGATAGTCAAAATAAAGTACAAGTTGGCTATGGTGGTGAAAAGTCGGAAGACAATGAAATAAGACAAGTTGGAGATAAATGGTTTGATGCCGATGGAAATGAGTGGGAACAAAAGAATGGATATAAGGTAAAATTAGGAAAAGAATGGCAACAAGAATTACATCAATATCTAAACACATTTCCAAACTGTCAGAAAGAAACTTGTACTTGTGGATTTCCAAAAAGATTAGATGAAAAAATGCGTCGTATTCATGGAATGTGTTTTGATTGTGTGATTGACATGGAACATAAAATTCGTCTTGAAGGTAAGTGGGATGAATACGAAAAGAGAAAAGTGAAAGAAAATGCCATTGCTTGGTTGCAAGAAGCGGAAAAGGATAAAAATTTAATAGCGGATGAATTATCAAGACTTGAATTTAGTAATGATTTCGGTGATATTGAAACATGGAAAACAAGTCTTAATAAAGAAGAACTCTTGGAAAAAATAGAAAAAGAATTTGAAGAGTTTAAGAAAAATTTTATTGAAAAATTAGAAGAGGATTTGGGAGAGAGGGGTGCAGAAATTTAATCCCGTATCAGAAACTTTTAGTGGAATAAGAGGTCGTTTATCATCAAAAAGAATGATGATGTTCTTTTCTTTTCTTGTTATGATATTTATGGCAGTATTATCAACTTTTTATGAAAAGAAAATAGAACAATTTATATTTGATGGATTTCTTTACATAGTTGTTGGTAGTCTTTTTTCAGTTGCATCAGAACAATTTGCAACCAAATATAGAAAAATGGAAGATGGTGATTATTATGAAGAATTAGATGATAACGATATAGTTGATGAAATGCCAAAAAGAAAACGGAGAAATAGATGAAACAAGTGATAGTTGAAAGAGCGGTTCCAACAAATAAAAAACTTTATTCGAGTATAAAGTCAAGAATAAAGAAAAAGTATAAAGTGTGGCCAAGTGCTTATGCATCGGGTGCACTTGTAAAGGCATATAAAGCTGCGGGTGGTGGATTCCGTAATGTAAAAGAAGTAATTAACAACCCATCGTATCAACTCGAAGGATATGCTACAAATGCTTGTGGTAATATAACCGAACTACATTTTCGTTTACAAGAAAGTGAACCTAATATGATGAATGAAGCAGAGTATCGTGGCAGAAAGGTTTCTCTCGGTAAACCATTCAGAACACCCGGTGGACCAAAGAAATTTTCCGTATATGTTAAAAAACCAAACGGAAATATTGTAAAGGTAAATTTTGGACACAAGGGTGAAGGTGGTAAGAAAACAATGCGTATTAAAAAGAGTAATGCCGCTCGTAGAAAATCATTCCGTGCTCGTCATAACTGTCAATCTCCTGGACCAAGACATAAGGCAAGATATTGGTCATGTAGATTTGGATGGCCGTCAAGTGGCAAAGGTGCAATAGATAAAACATAAGTTATGAACGCAACAACTTTCAAGTCTATGTTAAAACCAGAAATGGGAACAAACAATGTTACCAATACAGACCATGCTGCACAAATACTTGCAGATGCTTATGATTTGGCAAACATAGGTAGTAGTTGTACATTTTTTGGTTCTACCCTTACTGGCGGTGATAAAACATCATTAAAAAATATGTTGAAAACAGCATTTGATGTAAACAAACTTACAAACTCAAAAGATGGATTCATAATAATGGCAACTGGTTTTTGTTCATACTGGTTGACTGCAACATTCACTCCATTACCAATGATGCCTCCTTGTATTGCACCATTAAAGGGCACAACTGTTTTGTTTCCTGGAAATCCAGATGATTTAGAAAAGGATTTAAAAATTGCATTCAATCAACCTGATTTTGATTCGTTTGTAAATTTTTTATACAATACACTTGTTAGTCATCAAACAACAATAGCTGGAACATATAATGGAAATGTACCCGCATTACCTGCACCGATTCCTGCTATATTGCCTTGGGTTGGGATAATATCTGCACCAACACCTACATCAGGTTCTGCATCTGCTGGTTCGGCTGGATCAAACGGTAGTGGTGGAACAGGTTCAACCGGTGGTACTTCATCAACAGGCGGAACAGGTTCAACAGGCGGAACTGCATCAACCGGAGGAACAAGTTCAACTGGTGGAACTGCATCAACCGGAGGTACTGATGGAACTTCATCAACTGGTGGAACAAACTCAACTGGTGGAACTTCATCAACAGGTGGTACTGATGGAACTTCATCAACAGGAGGAACAGGTTCAACCGGTGGTACTTCATCAACTGGCGGAACTTCATCAACTGGCGGAACAAGTTCAACTGGAGGTACTGGAGGAACAGATGACATCGGTAACAGCAAAATATCTGATTTGGATATAAAATATGATTTTGTAAATTTTGTTTACTTAGTAAATAATATGACAAATGTTGATGTCTTAGTTTCTTTCTTACAAGGGGACGCTCGTAATTTACCCCAAAATGTAAAAATAGTTGCTGGAACAAATCAAGATATAATTCAATACTTTGGAAGTTACTCAACTGAAAATAAAAAAAGATTATACAGAATATATGACGAACTAATTGCAAATAATAACTTAAAAATGGATGATATTACAGGATATATTAAAATTGGCGATGTATTATTGTAAAATACATCATATTTATCTGTATGACAAAAATACAAGAAAATATGGTTAGAGAAATTATTCGTGAATATGTAACCACATATTTAATCGAAGGAAAGAAACCCAGTGGGGGATTAACTCGTTGGTTTAAGGATCGTTGGGTAGATATTTCTCGTAAGAAAAAAGGTGGAGGACATCCTGATTGTGGTGCTTCTGCTGGTAGTAAGTCTCGTAAAGGTGGAAAAAGGGCATACCCAAAATGTGTTCCTGCATCAAAAGCTGCTTCAATGTCATCAAAACAAAAGAAAAGTGCTGTAACACGAAAAAGAAAAAAAGGTGCAACCGGTCGTGGTAAAGCAAAAATGGTTTCAACATACACAAAAGGTTAGTTATGGAAAATGTTTTAGATACTAAAATAGGCAATTACATAAAAATATTTGCCATGGGGGTATTTGCAATACTGTTCATATACATTGTATATGATAATCACACATCAAAAGAACAGATAAAAATTTCAACAAAAACAAAAGATAGTTTAGAAGCATTGTTACTAAAATATGAATATGATTATGTTGAATTAAAAAATAAAGCTGATAAATTAGATTCTATCATAAAAATAAAAACCGATAGTGTTCTGATTATCAAAAAAACCTTCTATGTTTATCGTGATAAAGAAATAAAAAATCCCGATGAAGCCACCAAATATATTAAAAACTTTTTAAACGAGTAATTTATGAAGTATGTTATAGCATTATTATTTTCAGTTTCAATTTCATTTGCTGCTGAAAAAGATTCTGTTGTTTGTTTTACCAAACCAGAAATACTTAAACTCTCAAATAAAATTCAATTATTGCGTGATTCCATTGAATATCTAACTGCAGTTGTTAATGTACAAGATACTGTAATAGATTTATACATATCTCGGTCTGATATGTTCATACAACAATTAAAAAACCGTGATAATACAATCGATGTTTGTAAAAAGAGAAGTGCAGAATTGGAAAAAATAAATGAGGAACTACAACCTCGTTGGTATGATAATAAATTTCTGTGGTTTCTAACTGGAGCCGCTTCTGTTTTAGGAATAGTCTTGGCAGTTCAATGAGTGCGGTAACTAAAAATCTAAAAGATATTATCAAAGAGGAATACGCAAAATGTGCGTCTAATCCTGTTTACTTTATGAAAAGGTATGCAAAGATTCAACACCCTACTCGTGGCAAAATCCTTTTTGAATTATACCCTTTTCAGGAAGATGTTCTAAAAGAATTTAATAATAACCGATATAATATCGTATTAAAATCTCGTCAGTTGGGTATTTCTACTTTAATTGCGGGGTATTCACTTTGGTTGATGTTATTCAATCAAGATAAAAACATTCTTGTTATTGCAACGAAACAAGAAACTGCAAAGAACTTGGTTACAAAAGTTCGTGTTATGTATGACAATATGCCAAGTTGGTTAAAGACCGGTGTTCAAGAAGATAATAAATTATCACTTCGTTTTAAGAACGGTTCACAAATTAAAGCCGTTTCTGCTGCCGCTGACTCTGCTCGTTCTGAAGCACTTTCACTTCTGATTATAGATGAGGCCGCCTTTATTGATGACATTGATAAGATATGGGCATCTGCACAACAAACATTGGCAACTGGTGGTACGGCAATTATCAACTCTACCCCAAATGGTGTTGGTAACTTTTACCATAAACAATGGGTAAAGGCAACACTAAAAGAAAGTGCATTCAATCCAATAGAATTATTATGGCAAGTTCATCCAGACCGTGACCAATCATGGAGAGACGAACAAGATATTCTTCTTGGACCCGATATGGCAAAACAAGAATGTGATGGAAACTTTCTTGCATCCGGTCGTTCTGTTATTGATGGGGAATTGGTTCAATGGTATCGAGAAACTTATGTTTGTGAACCAAAAGAAAAAAGAGGTGCGGAAGATGCATATTGGATATGGGATTATCCAGATCCTTCAAAAACTTACATAGTAGTAGCTGATGTTGCTCGTGGTGATGGAAACGATAACTCAGCATTTCATGTTATTGATGTTGATAATTTGGAACAAGTTGCAGAATATCGTGGAAAGTTAGATACAAAATCGTATGGTAATATGTTGGTATCAGTTGCTACGGAATACAATGATGCAATGTTAGTTGTTGAAAATGCTAATATAGGTTGGGCAGTAATTCAACAAATCATTGATAGGGGTTATCCAAATCTTTATTATACATACAAAGAAGATGGTTATGTTGATCCATCTGTTCAAATTCCAAAGGGATATGACTTGAAGGATAAGGCACAAATGGTTCCAGGTTTCACTACAAGTGCAAAAACAAGACCACTTCTTATTTCTAAATTGGAAACTTATTTTCGTGAAAGAACACCAATAGTAAAATCTGCAAGATTAACCGAAGAACTTCTTGTATTTGTTTGGAAAGGTTCAAAGGCAGAAGCACAAACAGGATACAACGATGACTTGGTTATGTCATTCTCTATTGGTCTTTGGGTTAGAGACACTGCAATAAAACTTCGTCAAGAGGGTCTGATGAAAACAAGAATGAGTTTAGATCACATGGGTAAGGCATCTATTCCACATAAACCATCATATCAATATGGTGATGATAGTAATGGTTGGAATATGAAGGTAAATGGACAAAATGAAGATTTAACTTGGTTGATAAAATAAGGTGTTTAACATTTTTACTACATATTTATATTAAGTTTATATTACACAATAAGGTGACAAATGGCTCAAAATAAATCATTATTTGACAGATTAAAAACTCTTTTTTCTACTAATGTTGTTGTACGCAATGTTGGTGGTAAAAAGTTAAAAGTTGTTGATACTGCTCGTTATCAAGCCGATGGAAACCCACACACATCAAAAGTTATTGATAGATATGGTAGACTTCATGGAACAAGAGGAACCCCAATATCTGTTTACAATCAATACAATTCTTTCTCTGCAACAAAAATAGACCTTTATACTGATTATGAGGCAATGGACACCGATGCAATCATTTCATCGGCTCTTGACATTTATGCGGATGAAAGTACATTAAAGAATGATCAGGGTGATGTTCTAACAATTAAAACTGATAATGATAACATTCGTAAAATATTAAAAAATCTTTTTTATGATGTTCTTAATATAGAATATAATTTATGGCCATGGATTCGTAATCTTTGTAAATATGGTGATTTTTATTTGTATCTTGATGTTAAGGAACAATTAGGTGTTACTAATGTTGTTCCATTTTCACCATACGAAATGCAAAGAGACGAGGGAACTGATCCAGAACATATCTATATGACAAAATTTGTTTACGAAGGACCTCTTGGAAAAGGTGAATTTCAGAATTACGAAATTGCCCACTTCCGTCTTCTTGGTGATACAAATTATCTTCCCTACGGTAAATCCATGTTGGAAGGTGCTAGAAAACTTTACAAACAATTAGTTCTCATGGAAGATGCGATGTTGATACACCGTATTATGAGAGCACCAGAAAAAAGGATATTCAAAGTTGATATTGGTAACATTCCACCAGCAGAAGTAGACCAATACATGAACAACCTTATGAATAGAATGAAGAAGACACCTGTTATCAACGAACAAACTGGTGACTATAATCTTCGTTTCAATATGCAAAACCTTTTGGAAGACTTTTATCTTCCAGTTCGTGGTGGACAATCTGGAACAGAAATACAAACTCTTGCTGGTTTACAATATCAGGCAATAGAAGATATTGAATATCTAAAATCAAAAATCTTTGCTGCTCTTAAAGTTCCTAAACCATATTTGGGCTATGATGAAAGTATCGAAGGTAAGGCAACACTTGCTGCCCTTGATATTCGTTTTGCCAGAACAATCGAAAGAGTACAGAGAATAGTTGTTTCTGAATTAACAAAGATTGCAATAGTTCATCTTTATTCACAAGGTTATGAAAATGCTGACCTTGTAAATTTTGAACTTGGTTTGACTGGTCCATCTATTATCTATGAACAAGAGAAAGTTGCTCTTATGAAAGAGAAAGTAGATTTAGCCGGTTCACTAATTGAAAAGAAATTATTTTCATTGAAGTATATTTATTCAAACATATTCAACCTTTCAGATGACGAGGCAGAATTTGAAAAGAATGAAGTTCTTGAAGATATTAAACACGCTTTCCGTCAAAAACAAATTGAAAACGAAGGTAATGACCCGGCAATAACAAAAGAATCTTTCGGAACTCCACATGATATTGCAAGTATGCAGATTCGTGGTGGTGCTAAGGTGATAAATGATGTAGAAGTTCCAGAAGGCGGTTGGCCTGGTGCAGGTAGACCTGCTAAAAATTTAGATTATGGAACAGATAATAGTCCGTTCGGCAGAGATCCTATTGGAAGAAAAGATGTTGGTAATACATTGAAAGTGAATAATTCTCCTAAATCAAATCATAAAGGTAATTCACCACTTTCTCTTGAAAATAAAGATGTTGAGAAATTGATAGGTAGTATGTCTGGAATGAGAGTTAAGACTAAAAATATAATATCAGAAAGTCTAAAACCTTCTGTAAAAGAAGAAATCGAACCAAATTTGTTAGATGAAAACAATTTATTAGATGAATTGTAAATTTATTTATATTTATTCTATGTAGTGAATAAACAATATAAGTAGGAAATGATGAAGAAAATTAAACATTCAAAGTTCAAAAATACTGCAATGTTGTTTGAATTATTAACGCGTCAAATAACATCCGATATTTTAGCATCAAAAGAATCAATTTCTATTGGTATTTTGAAAAAACATTTTTCAAAAGGTAGTGAATTGATAAAAGAGTATAATCTGTATAAAACTCTTTGTGATGAAAAATTAAAATCAGACACAAAGGCCAATATGCTTATAGATGCTGCATTAAAGGCAAGACGCGGATTAAACAAACACAAACTTTATGAAGAAAAATATCAGTTGATAAAGTCCATAAAAGAAAACTTTGATACTGATGCATTTTTTCAAACCAAAGTTCAAAATTACAAACTTCTTGCATCAATATACAAGATTTTTGAATATAATGAATTAGAGAATCCAGTTGAACTTACTAAATCACGGATAACTATACTCGAAACAATAACATCAAAACCTAATAATTCTGTATTAACAGAAGATATTGCAGTTTCTCGTGAGCCAAAAGAAGTAAGATTACTTGCGTACAAATACATGGTGGAGCGTTTCAATGAAAAATATGGTGGACTCAATGAACCACAAAAGGTATTATTGAGAGAATACATTGGAAATGTAAGTAATACAAACAACTTAAAGTCTCTTGTTCAAACAGAAGCGATTACGATCAAAAATCTTTTTACAAAAAATATACATAGAGTAAAAGATAAATCATTGAAAATAAAATTAAAAGAAGTAGTTGGTCTTTTGGATGAATATGAAAACATAAAGAAAGTGGAAGAAAATCATATTTCTGCCCTACTTCGTTATTACAGTTTAATAGACGATTTATCGTGGAGTAAATAATGCCAACATACAATGAAGTACATCCCTATAATTTTCCAGCTTCTCAAGCGAATGATTTTGATAGAAAGGGTCATCCTGGAAAATGGTTAAAATCTATTGCAGTTAGTGGAACAGTTTGGTTTACCGGTTCAAATTATGGTGCAGGTGCTATAATTCCTTACAGTAGTGCAGCTGGTACTGCATATCTTACTGGTGGTGGTAGTATCAATATAGGAAATTTAGCAAAAACTTATATCCATGAATTATCTATTGAGAGAATAGAAAGTGGTGCAGATTGTTATGTTCTAATTCGTAATCAAATGATTAGGTAATATATGAATGTAGACTCCTTCATAAAAAAAATAAAAGAATCCGAAGAATATCGTCAATTTACAGAAGAGATGTATTTAGAAGAAACGAGTGTCACTGGAATGGTTGCTGGTTATCAAACACCAAAGGCATTTGCTCCAAGTGAAGACGCATTTGAAGACCATAGTGAAGAAATGGCAAAGGATCAAGGATATACTGTTGTTCCGAAAGGAAAGGGTAGAAATTTTGAGTCTACATATAAACAGGCAATGTCTGCATTAAATGAGGGATCATATAAAGAATTTCGTAAGGATGAAACTCGAAGTACAAATAGAAAAATAAACGATTCTATTAAAAACATAAATAGAATAATGTATGAAGTAGAAAGAGCAGTTGAACACGCTTCAAGATTGAAAACAGAGATGTCTGTTGATCAAAGAACTCTTTGGGGTGAATCTCGTGCTCGTCTTGTTAAGATAGCTGAAAGAATAAATAGAATTAGTAAAAAAATACACGAATTAGGTGCATAATATGAAACAACTACTCGTAGATACTATACTTTTTAGTGCAAGTCCAAAAATGATTGCAGAATCCGAACAAAAGAATAATGGTAAAGTTATAGTTACAGGAGTATTACAGAGAGCAGAGGCAAAAAATCAAAACGGTAGAGTTTACCCAAAAAAGATTTTAATGCGTGAAGTTAAAAAGTATGCTGATACTAATATAAAAGAAAATAGAGCTCTTGGTGAACTTGATCATCCAGATTCATCTGTGATAAATCTTCGTAATGTTTCACATAATGTACTTGGTGTTGATTGGAAGGGAAATGATGTTGTTGGTAGAGTTGAACTTCTTCCAACACCGTCTGGAAATATTTTGAAACAACTTCTTGGTGCTGGTATTCGTCTTGGTATTTCATCAAGAGGATTGGGTTCAGTAGAGGAAATAAGTGAAGGAACTGTTGAAGTTCAAGATGACTTTGAATTGATTGGATGGGACTTTGTTTCAAATCCATCCACTCATGGTGCTTTTATGTATCCAGAACAAATGGCAGAGGGGTTAATACGAGAAGGTGTTAGTTTAGAAACTATTGCAAAAATCGATCCTAAATTACAAAGAATAAATAACAACATAACAAACATTATTTGTGAAATAGGCAATGTTTGTGAATGTATCTTTGATGGGAGATAAAAATGCCAGCTCTTTCACAACAACAACAAAAACTTATGGGATTGGCTCTCGCTTACAAAAGAGGAAAAGTTTCTGCATCCGATGTAAGTAAATCGGTAAAACAATTAGCCGGTTCAATGTCTGAAAAAGAATTAGAAAAATATGCATCAACCTCACATAAAGGTCTTCCTAAAAAAGTTGGTGAAACAAAAACAACAATGACAAGGGAAGAAATAAATACACTTGTTGCAGATGCTGTTCAAGAAGTCATGTCCGAAAAACTTAATACAAAAGTATTGACATCAGAACAAAAACAACAATATATTGAAGCAATATCAAGATACAATGAATACCGCTCAGTAGTTCATCGTTCAAAACAATTACCAGAGGTAGTATCTGACATTAAAAGAATGGTTGAATTTGCTAGTAAAAATATGGTAGAAGAATCAGGTGATTGGTTTGAAGGAGTATCACATAGAAGAAACTCTAAAAAATTAAAAGAATCTGTTTTGGAGTTTCAAAAATTATCAGAAAAAATTGTTAAATTACAAAGAAACTTAGAATCTATCTATGAGAACATAGGCAATCAACTTGGTAAATTTTACGAAATAAAAAATAAATAAGGAAACAAGGTTATGACAGACAGAGTTTATACCAACTCAAAACCCGCTCATGTAAAAGTAAAGAATACTGGCATGAATGTAGACACAATGATTAAGATTTTTAAACGCAAGGTAAAAGAAGCTGGTATTCTTGAAGAATATAAAAATCGTATGGAATATATCAAACCGTCAAAAAAGAAGGCTGAAAAAAGAAACGCTGCTATTAGAAGACAGCGTAAAATTGATAATGAAAACTTTTAAGCAGTGGAGAAATATAAATGACCTTTCTTAGTATTAAAAAACTAATCCGTGAGGAATTGCGGAAAGTTATTGAACACAGAGAAAGGTCATTGTCTTTAAATGAAGAGGATGAAAAACCTGCAAGTCAGGATCCAGATAAAATGCTTGTGGTCAATAAAGAAAGTGGAAAATCTTATTACATAAATAAAGATAGTTTTGATCCTGCAAAACATAGTAAATCATCATCTAAAAAAACTACAAAAGAAGAGGAAGAACCTGCAGAAACTCCATCTGAAACTCCAGAAGAAAAGCCAGAAGAAAAGCCAGAAGAAAAACCGGAAGAAAAGCCGGAGGAAAAACCGGAAGAAAAGCCGGAGGAAAAACCAGAGGAGAAGCCAGAGGAAAAACCGGAAGAAAAAAAAGATGACGAAAAAAAATCTGATGATGCAGATAAAAAGAAAGATGATAAAAAAGAAGAACCAAAAGAACCTGAAAAATCACCTAATGAAGAAAAAACTGGATTGAAAACAGTTGGTTTTCTGAATCCAATAGAAGTTGAAAAAATAGGTAAGAAAACAACTGGAATATATCCGGAATCACAAGATAGATTGCTGAACTTTGATTATGAAGAAATTTTAGACTTATACGATTCTGTTATTGGTAAGAAAAAAGATTTGAAAAAACTCTATAAGAGAGTGGAAACTATTGCAGTGTCTAAACACAGTATAATAAGTAAAAAAGAATTAGATAAAGAAACGATAACTGCACTTCAACATTACTATCTAAATTCAGGCCGTATAAATAATATCATACGATTTGCTAAAGATATTATGTCTACCAAAGAAATTGAAAAACAATTTAAGTTAGGTAAACCAAAAGAAGGCGATAAGAGAGAAAAGATTTTTAATAGTGCAATGAATGCATTTACGATTCGTAGTTTAGACTATGCATTCGATGAACAAATGCAGAGATTGGATTCTGAAATTGTAACTTATCGTTCTGTTGAAAATGAAGAAGTCCTTCAATCATTTATAGATGTAGGACAATGGGTTGATTCATCATTTGTAACAACTTCACTCAATCCACTTATTTGTGAAGGTGGTGATAAAAAAAGATTGCCACTTTTTGAGTTTTTAATTCCTTCTGGAACTTCTGTACTTACACTTCCATGTCATTCAAATGATTATTGCCATGAAGTAGAAGTAACTCTTCCAAGAAATTGTAGATATACTATTCAAGGATTTAATGAAAAACGAAATATTTACAAAGTATTAGTGGAGCAGAATTATGCCTGATGATAAAAAATCCGAAAAGAAAATTGATACGAAGGATAGGGACAAAAGATATATCTATACTGAAAATGATGTTAAATCGATTTTTAATTATGGTCCTTCCGAAAAATCTGCACAAAAAATTGAAAAAAACTAAATTACTACATACTTATATTTGCTGAATACTCTATCCATTTTTTATAGAGTCATATATTATTTTATTAAGATTGGTGTTAAAAATAACACTAAAATAGTTGGAGATTTTTATGAATGATTTATTGAAAGAAGCTATTGCAGATGCAAAGGCCGTCAAGGAAGTTGCGTTAGCAAATGCAAAACTCGCTTTGGAAGAAGCATTCACTCCTCGTTTGCAGTCTATGCTCTCTAAAAAACTCGCCGAAGAAGCCGAAGCTGAAGAGCCGGTTGAAGAAGGTGAAGGTGAGGAGGAATCAGCACCTGTTGAGGAGGAATACGGAAACGATTGGTTTGAAGAAGAACCAGGTTCCATGTCCGAAGCTGAAGACGAAGAACCCGCTGTTGAAGAAGGTGAAGATGAAGAAGAAGCACCTGTTGAAGAAGGCGGTGAAGAAGAAGAGGCACCTGTTGAAGAAGGTGAAGATGAAGAAGAACCAATGGATGAAGATTTGATGGAAATAATTCGTCAATTAGAAGAAGAGTTGGATTCATCTGAAATCGGAACCGGTGACAACAAAAAACCATCGGCAACAGCATCTGATGACAGCACAGAAGACAAGAAAGAAAAACTTGTCCAATTAGTAGAAGAAGAAGATGAGGATTCAGAAGAAGTTGCTGAAATCAAAGAAATTCTTCGTTCTCTTCGTGAAGAAGAAGAAGGTGAAAAGGAAGAAAAGGTTGAAGAAGGTGAAGATGAAGAAGAAGTAGACATCAAAGAAGTTCTTCGTGCTCTCCGTGAGGAAGAGGAAGAAGAAAAGGTTGAAGAAGCAGAAGAAGAAAAGGAAAAAGAAATGGCAGAAGCAAAACTTCGTGAAGCTTATGCTGTAATTTCTTTCTTGCGTTCTAAAATCAATGAAGTTAATCTTTTAAATTCAAAATTGCTTTTCTCTAACAAGTTGTTCCGCAAACACTCACTTTCAGAAAAACAAAAAATGACTGTAATCGAAAACTTTGACCGTGCGTCAAGTCTTCGTGAAGTCAAGTTGGTATATGCTACACTTGCAGAATCCTTTAAATCAACGAATGTTCGTCCACTTAAAGAATCTTTTGCATCTAAGCCAGTAGCAAGCACACGCCCATCAAAGCCAATCTTGAATGAAGGCGATGGTATGGCAAATCGTTTACGCAAATTAGCAGGTTTGAAATAATTTTTTAAGGAAAAAAAACTATGAGTATACAATCAATTTTAAATGCTTCTGGGAATCCCCACAAAGCACTTATCAAAGAAAACCGTCAGATTGTCAATAAGTGGGCAAAGACAGGTCTTCTTGATAACTTGAACAATGAATATGAAAAGAACTCTATTGCAGTTCTTCTCGAAAATCAGGCAAAACAACTTATCGATGAATCATCAAGAACAGGTACAGCAGCTGGTTCAGAAGAATGGGCTGGCGTTGCACTTCCATTGGTTCGCCGTATTTTCTCTGAAATTGCTGCGAAAGATTTCGTTTCTGTTCAACCAATGAACTTGCCTTCTGGTCTTGTATTCTTCTTGGATTTCAAGTATGGTACAGCACAACCTGGTTTCACAACTGGTGCCGGTAAAGATTCACAAAATGACTCTGTATTCGGTGTAACTGGTAAAGATGCAAAAGACGCTGATCCTTCAGGCGGTCTTTATGGTGCAGGTCGTTTTGGTTATTCTATCAACGAAGCTGCAACTGCTACATTGACTGTAACAGCTGCTACAGTTGATTCTACAAACTGTGCAACTGGTTCAGTATCACATACTACACCAGCAACATATCAGTATGATACAGAATTCCAGAATGCTTACTCTGCATCTCTTGCAGGTGGTAAAATCTTCACAATCACAGTATCTTCTGCATCAATGACAACACATGATACAGAGGCAATCCGTGCTTTCAAGATTTCTGGTTCAAACATTTTGGGTTACTTCCCACAATACACAACTGCAAATGCAGCTAATTCACAAATCACATTTGTTGTTTCTGCATCTGCTGTTCCAGGTAATGCAGTTGTAACATACGAAAAGCAACCTACTGCTACAAGCCGTGGTGACTTTGAAGACACAACAGGTTCAGCACTTGCTGACACAACAGCTATTCCTGAAATCAATCTTGAATTGCGTTCAGAATCCATCGTTGCTAAAACTCGTAAGTTGAAGGCAGTATGGACACCTGAATTTGCACAAGACTTGAATGCATATCACTCAATCGATGCAGAAGCTGAATTGACATCTATGCTTTCTGAATACATTTCACAAGAAATTGATTTGGAAATTCTTGATATGTTGATTAAGAATGCACAAACAACAGAAAAGTGGTCTGCTCGTATTGGTCGCACATTTGATGGTGCTACAAATTCATTCGGTGATTATGCTACAAACCAAGCTGCTGCTTCTGCGTTTAACCAACAAACTTGGTTCCAAACACTTGGCACAAAGATTCAAAAAGTATCTAACACAATTCATCAGAAAACACTTCGTGGTGGTGCAAACTTCCTCGTATGTTCTCCACAAGTTGCTACAATACTTGAATCAATGCCTGGCTATGCAGTTGATGGTGAAGGTATGAAATTCGCAATGGGTGTTCAAAAAGTTGGTCAGTTGAATGGCCGTATCACAGTTTACAAGAATCCATATATGCTTGAAAACCAAGTATTAGTTGGTTTCCGTGGAACACAATTCCTCGAAACTGGTGCTGTGTATGCTCCATACATTCCACTTGTAATGACACCATTGGTATACGACCCAACGAACTTCACACCAAGAAAAGGCGTGATGACTCGTTATGCTAAGAAAATTGTTCGTCCTGAGTTCTACGGTTTGATCCAAATCGATTCTCTTGGTGACATATAATCTTAACAGGGTTAGTCAAAATAAAGGAGTGAGATTTTTCTCACTCCTTTTTTATTTTTTTTATTTTTATATGATATTTATTCTAAAGCAAATTATATCATTTGAAATTTATGAATGGAGTGTTTGATGAAACAGAAAAAAACAATAGCAACTATTACTGAGTCTGAATTGAAGAGACTCATTAGAAATGAAGTTATTCGTTATCTCAAAGAAGAAGACGAGGTTGATCCACAAGACGAAAAGGATGTCATGGCGGCATTTGAAAAAGCTGCTAAAGATATGGAAGCTGCTTTTGGAAAAATTGGAGCTGATGTTGAGAAGAAAAAAGATGATGAAAAGGCAGTTGAAGATGCTCTTAAAAAACAACCTGCACTTGCTAAGATTGCAACTGAATCTGTAAAGCGTAGAAAAAGAGCATTGAGTGAAGGAAAAGCCCGTCAAGCAGTTAATGAAGAATTGACATTATTGTTTGTAACATCCCTTGCACTTGCAGTTCCAGCAATAGTACAACTTATAGGTAAGATTGTAAAAAGTATTTCAATCCTTTTGGGTGGTACTGGAAAAGCTGGTGATAAACTAATTCATGCTGGTCACAAATGGCATCACAAAATTACTGCTTTAATTTTGAAAGGATTACAACTTATACCTGGATTCAAACAATTACCATCAGATAAACAAGAAAAGATTGCTAATGTTGTTCATACTGTTATTGTTGCTTCTCTTGCAGTTGCTTCCGGTGCAGGTGCTATAAAGGCGGCGTCACAAGGTGCAAATGTAATGGCTGGTATTGAAGCTGCCCTAACAGCGGTTAAAGCTGGTGAAGTTGGTGTTGGTAAGTTTTTAACTGATACAATTTCTAAATTACTTGCTTAATTCCTACTAAAATAATTTTTAATAAAGGGTGATAATTGTCACCCTTTTTTATTTTCTACTTGCTATTTATTACAAATGGAAACTCAAATTCAATACATAGATATACTCAAATTAGGAGTATCAAGTTTAGCAACACTTCTTGGAGTGTTCCTATCTTGGTTTCTGAAATACAAGTACGGTGAATACAAACAAAAAAGAATTGACCGAGAGATTTCTCATTCCAAACTAATCCAAACCATATTAGACCAACTATTAGAAGAATATAACTGTCAGCGTGCATTTATACTTCAAAGACATAATGGTGGTAAATACAACACAGGCAAATCCATGACTAAACTATCAACATCATTCGAGTCTCTCGAAGAAGGTGTTAGCACAGAGTTTAAGCAATATCAGAACTTACCGATGTCACTTTATTCCAACTTCGTAGAAGATGTGATAAATCATAAGGCGGTATATCCAGTTGTAGATAATATAGAGGACTTAATAACTAAGGCATTTTTTTCACAGAGAGGGTCTAGATCAGCAGTTGTATATCCGATAAGAAAAGGATCGGAATTTATTGCTATTGTAGGTTTTGAATGGACCCATAAGCCAGAAAAATTGGATAACATATTATCCAAAATTGAAGCGGATGTAAAGTCAATGGGAGAAACCCTTTCTAAATTATTATAGGAGCTGACATGAGTTCTGAATATAACGAAGAAGTCGATAACAAAGAAATTTTATTGAGTGAAGAAGAAGTTTCGAGTCTGAATACAACGGGTATAAAAAAAGGAAGAAAAACTATAAAAAATAAAATCCAATTTCAATTAACATTGAATGAGGAACAAAAAAGGATAAAGGCGGATGCTTTACAAGATGATATTTCTGTTTTTGTTGGTAAGGCTGGTTCGGGTAAAACATTATTAGCAACACAAATTGCTCTTGAATGTTTCTTTTATCGTGAGGTTGAAAAAATAATAATTACAAGACCAACTGTATCAAATGAAGATTTGGGATTTCTTCCTGGTAATATAAAGGAAAAGATGGATCCTTGGTTATCTCCTATACAGGCAAATATGTTTCAACTGTATCATAAAGAGAAAATTGAAAAGTTAATGATGGAAGATAAAATAGAAATTGCTCCTATTTCTTTTCTTCGTGGTAGAACATTTGTAAATGCCTGCGTTATTGTTGATGAATCACAGAATGTAACAAAGGCACAAATGGAAATGATATTATCTCGTTTAGGTATTAACTCAAAGATGATGCTAACCGGTGATATATCACAAATAGACTTGAAACAGAAAAAAGATTCTGGATTGCCATATTTATTTAATATGAAAGATAAAATAAATGGATTGGGGGTTTATGAATTGAAAACAAACCACCGTCATCCTATTGTTGATGATATATTAAAGTATTTTGAAGAAACAAAATCCGAGAAGTAAATGACAGATATTCCTATTTGGCCTGGTAGTTCCAGTTTTACAACTGGCAGTACACCATTTGGATTTTATGATGCTGAATCTAGTTTCCAATCCGATGCAGATAATGTAGCGGATTGGTGTGCTAGAAGACTTGGTTATCCACTAATGGATGTGGAACTTCAAGCAACAAATTTTTATGCTTGCTTTGAAGAAGCCGTGTCTGAATATTCAAATCATGTAAACCAATATAATATTCAACAAAATATGTTGAGTATAATGGGTTCACCAACATCTTCAAATCTTACCCATAGAAACATATCAAGTAATATGGGTGGTTTGATTCAAATTGCTAATGAATATGGAAGTGAAACATTTACAAATGGTAACATAAATTTTTATTCTTCATCAATCGATGTAAAGGTAGGACAGCAAAAATATAATCTCGATACACTTATCCGTGATATAAAAGTACCAACCGGTTCAATAGAAATTAAAAAAGTACATCACTATGGTCCACCGGCATCAATTCGTTTCTATGATCCGTATTTGGGTAATCAGGCGATGTTAGATACATTTGGATTCGGTGCTTATTCAACCGGTGTATCTTTTATGTTGATGCCAATGTATGCAGACTTGCTTCGTATTCAAGCGATTGAATTTAATGACCTAATGCGTAAATCTGCATTTACATTTGAAATGATAAATAATGAATTAAGAATATTCCCATTACCTACCAAAGATTTCAAA